ATTGTTGCAGTTTGCTATCATATCAAACGCTTTGCTTCTGTTGGCTTCCGTATCAAACCTTGCAGAGTAAGTAAGTTTCCGTAGCAAGTCCAATTCTTCCTTTGTTGGTACTTCATGGGTTACATCTTGTGTTACCACGTTTGTTGCAAAATCCATTTCTTCTGCTGGAGTAGCTTCAAACCCTGCCGCTTTCATAAGCCATGCTAAAAGATTTCTAAAAGATTTGCCCGTTGCCCTTGTTTGAGCCATTGATGCAATAGCATACTCATCGAATTTCCTTTTTGAATATTCTTTATTAGAACAAATAGCAAACCCATTGCTTACTAACTTATCATCTTCAAACCTTCTTACTTCAACTTTTGCGAAGTATTTAATTTCATCGGGTGTTGAGATGTCTTTTAATTCAGTACAAATAGGATATAATCCTAATTGACTTCCCGCAAACTGCCAAGCCTCAACAAGTGGATATTGTTTGCCTTGAATGTTTGCTGTTAATTTCTTTTCCTGCACAAACTTTTGAAGTATAGCTGCTACTTCAATAGATTTTTGTGGGTTGTGTAATTGGTAGTGCGTTAATTCCATTTTTTGATTTTTTAAAGTTTACTGCTTCGGTTAATGTTAAAAACCTGTAGGTTTTCTTGTTGTATTTTGTTGCGTATCGTTTACGAAGATTTTTTGTTTTGTCTATGTAAATGCCTATATGATTAGTTTCTTTGTTCGGGTTTCTTTTAGTGTTACTTACATTGCCTATTCTATCTGTTACCCTTAAATTGCTTTTGCTATTATCAGTTCTTATCCTGTTAATATGGTCTATTTCGCCATTAGGCCATTCATCATAATATAAAAACCATGCTAATCTGTGAGCCTTAAATTGTTTGGTTTTTATTTTTATTATTAAATAGCCATCTTTATCTAAACTTCCGTTTGAATTTGGCCTATCAGTTCTTGTAATCTTGCCAGTATTTTCATCTATCGAAAAGAAATATTTTATGTAATTATTAAAATCAATCATGCTTTTAGTCTTTAAAAAGATTGTATGTCATTCCTATGTTACCTGTTATAAACTTTGGTGAGTAAGCAGAGGAAACGTAAAATGTGGTTCTCTTATAGTAGCAAAAATTGTACGATGCTCCGACCTGCCATGTATCATAATTCCTTTCTTTGTAATCGTTGCTTTGATGGTGGCGAACATAACCTGCGTAAATGTGAACCATGCCCACTAAGTACCCTGCACGAATATTGAAAAGCGTTGGTTGCGTATTTTTAAAGTATTTATTGGTAAGACCTGCACCGAGTGAAGTCCACACCTGACCGTATGTGGTGGCTGAAATGAGCAAAAGAAATAATGTTTTCATGTTATAAGTTTTAAAAAGGGGATGGTTGATTGACAATCTTTTTAATATTAGTTCCACCCCCTTAGTGATTTAAAAAGGGGCGGCTGTTAGAAACCATTTAGTTACCTTACTAACATTGTAAATGATTAACCGCCCCGATATGTGAATGAAAAAGAACTCTAATTAAACCCCCCGCTAAGAATAGAGGCGGGTACTACTGATTATGAGAAAAAACTATTTAATCTTACGCCTGTACTTTTCTTCCATGTACATCTTGAACTCTTGCTCCGGCTTAATCACGTTCTTATAAAACAGCCAAAGAACAAAAAGCATGGATAATACCGCTAATAGTGTTGGAATGAAAATCATGCTGCCTCCTGTTTTAACTGTAAGATTTCTTGCTTGTGTTCGTAGTACATCTTCTTCCAGTCGATTGCTTCAATCATTGCATAAAGAGGTTCGCCTTCTGCCTTATCAAGCAGCTTAGAAATCTCTGCAAGTTTGATTGAGCCTTCAAAAATGTAAACAGCATCCACTTCTACATCTTCTGAGTGTGGGTCGTAATCCACAAGAATGTCCATACGTTGTGTTACTGTTTTTTTGCCGAAATCACGTCTTTCGGTAATCCAATGCGTGAAAGTTAATTTTGCCATTGTTGTAGGTTTTTAATTTATGTAATCAGATAACAGTTCTTCTTTTTCGGTGTAATACTTTGCCACAGCAGCAATCGCTTCGGGGGTTGAATCTTCACCCGATATAACCTGTTGTATCTCGTAACGGGAGCAATCAGATGAATCGGTAATCTTAGCTATATCGCCATGACTTAGGTAAGTTTTAGCGAGAATTACAATGTGTTGTGGAACTTTCATTTGGAATTTGTTGTAAATGTTCTTAACTTTATAATAACGATGTAAAGATATGTAAGATTTTAATTACGTCCAAACAATTTTAAGAAAATTTGTAAATATTTTTTTACAACGTGAAAAACGAGATAAAAGAATTGATTGACTACATCCAGTTAAAGAAGCGAATTACATTGGAGGAATTGGCTAATGAGATAGGCTATACCCAAAACTGCTAATCATGGGAACAACGGAAATGACCAAACAGAAAGGCTTATTAAAGAAAATGAGGCGTTAAAAATCGAGGTAAAGCTGCTTAAAGAGATGATTTCAACACTCTTAGAAAAAAGGTGATTTCTAACCCATTGGATTATAACACTTTTCCTACTAAACCTTAATGTTAATTATACGGGAAGTAGGAACAGGAACTCTCATTTCATAACTTATCGGTTTTTGCTTAGGTTTGCATCCTAACTATCTTATACATAGAAGACTGCAAAAACACAGACCGATGAATTATTACAAATTGCCACAGAAAATGCCCGTAAGCCGAATTATTAACAAAGCTGTGAAGCGTTCTATTTCAGACCGCTTGAAAATTATCTTAGCCGAACAGGAAAAGATGTATCAATTTTGGCAAGATAACCTAAAACCTAAACTCAACCCCACCCGGCAAAGGGATGTGGAAAGGAAGTTTAACAAACAAATCCAAGCCCTAAAAATAACCATCCACCTATTAACGCCATTTTATGAACAAGTCGATGATGAACCCATGTTTGTACACAAAAAGAAATGAACTGCAAAGAATGTAAATATTGGATGCCATTAGGTGAAAGCATTTCTTCCTTTCGGGAACTTAACATTCTTACGGAAGAAGAAATAGGCTCATGCTTTAACTCTTTTGCCATAGATTCCATCATTAAAACAGATTCGGAAGATGCCTTTACCGTTACGGTAATCATGGGTGCTACTACTGGACTTATCACTAAACAGGACTTCGCCTGTAAATACCATGAATTGAAAAAATAGAATTTTCAGTAATATTTGAAAGTTGATAAAATATTACATAATTTTACCTACATGAGTCTATGTAGATTCGACTTATGTAGTTTAGCTGCTGATATTATCAGCAAAGAGTTCAACACTCCAAACTTCACACAGGAAGGCGAAACTAAAGACTTTAACCGTTCACGGCATTTGTACACCTACTTTTGTTTTACGGAATTAAACGCACCACAGACTTTAATCCGTTCAACATTACGTTACTACAAATACCCAAAGACGGTATACCAGGTTTTAAGACGGGTTTACTTTAAACGTAAAGACCAAGATTTAAAGACAGATTTAGCATACATTAAAAGCCGTTTTCATGTGGAACTGCAAAGATTTGAGGCACAAGATATTAAACCACGAAAAGACGGGAAACAATTAAGAATATGGGAAGGCCACCCATCTACGAAAAATTAGAAGATATGCTTCCTATGTTACAAGCATGGGAACAAACCATTGCAGACGGTGAAAAACCAACTGTTACAGGCTTATGCCTTGCATTGGAATTTGATAGCAAAGATACCCTTTACGCTTACAGGGATAAACCAGACTTTTCGTACTCGATTAAAAAAGCATTACTAATAGTTGAGAACGGTTATGAAAAAGCACTAAGAGAAAACGCTCCAACAGGTTCAATCTTTGCCCTTAAAAACATGGGATGGAAAGACAAGAGCGAAGTTGAGCAATCAGGGGGCTTATCTATCAACTGGCACGAAGAAAAGACTTACCACACCAAATGAAGCTAAACCCTAAACAGTCTATTGCCTTAGATTATTTAGAAGATAACCAAACTACCGAATTACTTTATGGCGGAGGTGCAGGTGGCGGAAAGTCAATATTGGGTTGTTACTGGCTTTTGAAGATGTGTTTTAAATACCCTGAATCCCGTTGGTTAATGGGAAGGGCTAACATGAAAACACTAAAAGAAACTACCTACCAATCATTCCTGAAGGTAGCAAAGATGCAAGGCTTAAAAGCTGATGTACATTTTTTAGTAACTGCATCACAACACAAAGAATACCCTAACTGTATTTTATTCCCGAATAAGTCGGTTATCATGATGAAGGATTTGGACTACTACCCTTCAGACCCTGAATTTGATGAATTAGGTTCATTAGAGATAACAGGCGGCTTTATTGACGAAGCCAATCAGGTTACAATAAAGGCAAAACAAATAGTACAAAGTAGGATGAGGCACAACATAAGCCTTTACGGTATTGTTCCAAAACTACTGGCTACTTGTAACCCTGCAAAGAATTGGGTTTATCAGGACTTTTACAAACCATTTAGACAAACTGCCCTACCCGATTACAGAAAGTTCATCCAAGCCCTTGTAGATGATAACCCGGACATTGACCCATCTTATAAAGAAAACTTACTTAAGCTGGACAAGAACAGCAAAGAAAGGCTGTTGTATGGTAATTGGGAATATGACGATGACCCTGCTGCATTAATCAGCTATGAAAAAATATTAGACTGTTTTAGTAATTCATTTGTGCCAACAGGCGAAAAATACATTACTGCTGACATAGCCCGTTTAGGAAGTGATAAGATAGTTATTTGCGTATGGAACGGGTTTAGGGTTGAAGAAATAAAATCATACACTAAAGAACGGTTAAGCGTAACAGGTGAAATAATAGAACAACTAAGGGCTAAATACCAAATACCCAAGTCGAATATAATATGTGATGAAGATGGTGTGGGCGGTGGCATTATTGACTTTATGGGTTATAAAGGATTTGTAAATAACAGCAAACCGTTCCCAAACCCTGACAGATTTGGGGTTGACGAAAACTACAATCATCTTAAATCACAATGTTACTTTCGTTTGGCTGATAGGATTAACAAAGGGCAGGTTTACATTAAGTGTGATGACAGTCAAATGCGGAGTGATATTATTCAAGAACTGGAACAGGTGAAGCAACACAACATGGATAAAGACGGCAAAAGGCAAGTATTACCAAAGGACAAGGTAAAAGAATTGATAGGACGAAGCCCCGACTATTCAGATGCTCTGATGATGCGGGAATATTTTGAATTAAAACCAAGCCCTTCATGGGTTGCATTCTAATATGAGTTGGTTCACAAAGTTATTTAAGAGGAAAGGCATGACCTTTACAGGCATTAACGTAGGGGCAGCCCCTACTTATTTTAAGTGGGATAAGAACTCCACAGCCTATGCAACAAATGATACTGTTTTTACAGTAATTAAGAAGATAGGAAGAAAGGCCGCCAACGTACCCATGCACGTTTACAAACCAAAGAACAAAACCGTTAAATACAAATACTCAACCAATCTAAAACAGATGTTGGTTCAACGAGTGAAACAAGTAGATGAAGTAATTGAAGATAGCGACTTTAGTAAGCTGATTATGCGCCCCAACCCGGTACAGGGAGCAGATGCCTTTTGGGAAGGTGTTTTTTCGTTTTATGCACTAAGAGGCGAATGTTTTATATGGCTCAATAGAGGCGGCTTTGAGAATGGACGTGTTTTAGAAATGTACACTATCCCACCCGACAAGATTGAGTTAATACCCGACCCTGTTGACTTATACGGTGTGATAGGATATTTATTCGATGTAAACGGTACACAGGTTCAAATCAATAAAGAAGACATAATACATTGGAAAACATTTAACCCTGAATTTGATGCTTACGAAAGAACTCACATGAGAGGCTTCGACCCATTGCAGCCATTAACAAAAAGATTGCAACAGGATAACGATGCAATGAGTTCAGCAGTTGCCATGTATCAAAATGGTGGCGCAAAAGGTGTGTTATATAATGAAACCTTAGACAACTTAACTCCTGAACAAGCTACACAGATTAAGGGAGTGATTGACAGGAAGATAAACAACCACGAGATGAAAGCTGCTGTTGCTTCATTACAGGGCAAGTGGGGTTACTTAGACATAGGAAAGGATAGTGTAGATATGGAGTTATTAAAGAGCCAGCAAATCACATTAGAACGTATCTCTTTGGCTTTAGGTGTTGACCCTGATGTATTGATAGCAGGGCAATCGTTTTCAAACAAAGAATGGGCGCAAAAGAAGTTTGTTACTGATTTGATTATGCCTATG